ACGGCACCTTGTAACATTGTACCTTGAGCGGCATTCATTAATTGTTGAAGTGAGTCAACTGCTATTTGGAAGTCTTGACCTCCATTAGCTAAACCTCTAATTCTTGTACCAGAGGACATAAGACCTTCACCAATAACACCACCATAAAGTGCTGTTTCTAGATTTGGCATACCCTCTGCTAATTGAGCTGTAAAATTCTTTAGCTGATAACCAAGACCCTGTTGCATTCTTATTTTGCCAAGTCTTTCAAGATCATCTAGTATTATATTTAAACCTTTCATTGAGTCAGGATCGATACCTTTTAGTGGCTCAAGAGCTTCTACCATTTTTTCGATTCTACTCTTTTCTTTAGAACTACCACCGTCATCTCCAAAGCCAAATATATTCTTAACAAACCCAGCAATATCACTAGCTGTTTCAGATAGTTTACCCATCATCTCACCGCCAAAAAACTTTGAAATTCCTTCACCAATATCTGGTAAAACTTTAGCTGCACCAGCAAGTTTATCACCATCGATTTTTTCAAGAGGTTTAATACCATCAATCATATTAGTAACTAGTGTTTTAGTAGCAGAACCATCGGCTCCCAAGATACCACCAAGTTTAGCCATACCATCAAATGCTACAAAGAAGGCTGCAATAGCGGCTCCAATAACACCCATACCAAGTGCAACTTTACCTCCAATCATTAGACCACCAGGAGCCGCTCCAAAGACAGCACCAGTAGCAAGTAATCCACCAAGAGCAGTTAATGATCTTTCATCAAGTGCTCCAACTGCCTCAGCAAAATTCTTAACTAGATTTACTATAGAACCACCATCACCTACATTTGCTGCTACAAAGTCTGCCGCGGCAAATCCAGTAAAGAAAGCCGCAATACCAAGAGATAGTGCACCAATACCAAATACCATTTCACCTTGTTTCTTTTTAGATGTTACCTTACCAAAAATAGAACCTGCACCAAGAAGAAGTCCAAGAGCCACAGTAGACTTAGTTGTTAGGTTTCCAATAGCATCATCAAATCCTTTAGTTGCTTTTGCAATATTACTAAAGTCGGCATTTAACCAACCCATAGCCGCATCACCTACAGCCAAACCAATAAAGAATCCTGAAATACCAGCACCAAAAGCTGCAATACCCTTACTTACATCTGTTGGTTTCTTTCCAACTAGTCCAGAAACTGCACCACTTACAAGTAATGCACCAAGAACAGCTTGAGCTTCAGTTGAAAGATTTAGAATTGCATTAGAAAAACCTTTCATGGCTTTTGCTAATGATTCCATGTTTAGGTCTAGCCAGCCCATATTTGAACCAGCTCCTAAAAGTGCATCACCAATCACAAGACCTGCAAGAAAAGCAGAAATACCTGCGCCAAAGGTTCCAAGCCCTTTTGCTGCTCTAGTTCCACCAACAACGCTAATGGCCATGATACCAGCAAGTACTTTAAAAGTATCCATAGGAAGAGCCATAACCATATCAGAGAAACCTAAAGCTGCTGCTTTTAGACTATCATAATTAAAATCAATACCAAATGTTTTCATAAATTCAAGAGCTTTATCACCAGCTAATAGACCACCAAAGAATGCTGGAATAGCTACACCCATAGCCACTAGGCCAGCTGCTCCTTTTAATGCAGCTCCAGCAAATGCACCAATTCCAAGTCCAGCAGATAATCCACTAAGAATACCTCCAAGACCTTTACCACCACCGGTTTGCTGTTGTTGATTAGTACCGCCAGTCATTCCCTTTGCAATTTTTTCAAGAGCAGCTAATTGTTTTTCAGCAAACTTCCTATCTTCTCTTCTTTGTTCTATTTGTTGTCCTTCAGTTGGACCAGGAGGTGGAGGAGGAACATCAGCCATTCTTGCAATGTTTTCAGCCAAACCAAAAATAGACTTTTTCATTTCAAGAAGATGTCTTCTTGAATTTCTAGAATCAGCTACCATAGCTCCTAGTTTATCTTGGGTGCTTGAATTACCTTCTTTTAATTGGGTAATTAGATCTGATAGTTCGGCCATAACTTAGTCCTCTATTTCTTAGCTGCAATAGCCTCTTTGCCGTAGAATGCTGCCACAATAGCCGCAACTGATACAAAGTAGACTGCAGCCATGTCTCCTAGAATTTTTGCTGCTTGATCTAGCCCAATAAGAGTTGCAAGGATAACAAAGGCGGGATATAATAGCATTCCACCTAATGCAAACCATGCCATATTTCTTTGGGCATCTTGTTTCTTATCTTCATTTTCCATATCGCTGCGCTTATCAGCCAGCTCAATCATTCTTTCTTCTCTCATCATCTCCTCATCACTAACAATTCCATCACCATCAACATCTAAATGTGCATATTTAGAATCTATCTCCAACTTTTTTGCCGCCATTACCTTCTCCTCGCTGCTGCTTGTTGTTTTTGCATTTGATCATTTTGTTCTTCAACCCATTGTTGTAACAAAGCTACGTATATATCTCTCTCCCAAGGTAGCATGTTTTCAATTTCAGTCAAAGAGTAATTATGATGTTGCATCATAGCGAAGTTGGTTCTGAACATGCTCTCCAGAGTGTTATGGGAGAGAGCTACGCGAAAAAATCGTTTAAGCCCTCCAACACAACTGAGTTTTCTTTACCACACTTTTCACAAACCCATTTAATTTCTTTTTTCAACTTAGGAAACTTATCAAAAAATGATTGTACAGTTTCAAATTGTTGTTTACTTAATGATTCAATAAAATCCAAAAGTTCTTTTGGTGTAGAATCTACACTTGGATAAACCTTTTCTTCATCATAAATTGATTCAATAGAGGCAACCATCATTCCAAGAACAACATCAATATTTGTCTTGGCATCTAAGCCTTTCATTACCTCTTCCATTCTTCCTACAGTTGGAAATTTAAAACTAATTCCAACTTTATCTGTAATGGAAATAGTATCTTGAGCTTTTGGGTCTCCTACTAATTCAACTTCATCTAAATTTACTTCTACAGGTGTTTCATGGCCACATTCATCTTCTTGACATTTCATCAAAAGAGTAGCTTTTTCACCTACAGATTTTGCTCTGAGTTTTAGAAAAATATATTCTAAATCATACATTGCTAATTGTTTGATGTCAACTTCGTTAAAAGTACAAACCTTAACAATATCTCTCATTCCATTTGTTATTTGTTGTGCATCACCAGACTCCAAAGCGGTAAGCAAAACTTTTTCCTCTCGTACTACGAAAGGTCGATACTTAATTTGTTGTCCCGTTGAAGGAATAACAAGATCGTAATTTACAGTATTTAGTTGTGGCAGCGCCATCATTCACTCCTTAGTTATTAAAATAATTTATTGGCAACAATACCAAGCAGTGTACCCGCCAAGCTTGCTCCATCACTCCATTCGTCATATGCCATAGTAACTGTTACTCTGGATATGGTATTCTCACTTGTATTTGCTAACTCTACAGCCGACACACTTACTGGAAATGCTTTTTGTAGCTTACAAGTATAAATTGGTATATTGTTAGGTCCCAGTTGTTGAATTGTTACATCTGAAACACAATCGTCTTTATAGCTAACAGTGCCCTTTTCAAAATCAAAAAGCTTTGCTGTCCAATCATCAAAAACCTGTTTAATATAATAATCACCAGTTAAAAGAAAAGTAAAAGTTACATCATCATTGATATATCCATATTGCTTTTTAATAGCTTTTAATCTTGTTATATGTTCGGTAGTGGCAATTGTCCGGCCTGGTAAGCTACACGATTCGCAAAGCAATGACATATCCCTTGGATCATTTAGTAGAGACATAGGATTGAATCCATTTCCCGATGCCAAGTTAGTTAAGATAGCTCCTGGATTGATTGATATAAGTGGCAATGGCATATAGATTGAAAACCTATTTGCTTTAGCAACTCCACCTCTTTTACCAAGAGTACCTCGAAGGGTATCAACACTAGCTGGTAATACCATTATGCACTCCTTATAGCTCTTCTAGACTCACGATAAACGTTCGTAGCCGTAGACTTTTTAAATCTTTGTGTTTGCATAAACATCGCAATTTCCCATTCTGCAGGTTGGACTTTTGCAATCCTTGATTCTACATGTTGAGTCAAATAATGTTTAAAGGCTGGTCTAAACATACGCAACTTTCTAACAGAACTTAATACGCGATATCTTGCTCTAAATCTTGTGGTTTCATCATATCTATCATTTGTTAATTGTAAGCTATCAAACAATTTAGCTCTAAGCACCGGCGGCAAATAATGTAAATTCAAACCATAAAAGCCGCCTGGTGCTCTTTCAACCATAATGATAAGGGGAAACGTATCATAGTATGGGAGTGTATCTTTATGTTTTGGATCATAGAAAAACATGTACATGTCACCCATACGTGGGCGTGTCACTCTTTCTAATCGTTGATCTTTAATTAATTGTTGCCTGTTAATATTACGCATATTGCGCAATTTATCTCTAAACCAGTCCATGGAGTCATCTGTCCGTGGCTGGATTCCAGCTCTAAATGCTTGTACTTGTAATCTATCAAAAAATGATTCAGCCATACTGTTATTTATACTCTATCCACGGAGGATTTTTATACCTAATTTCTTCAAAGTATCTTCATGCCATATTGCAAATTTATATCCTCTTTCAACACACCAGTTATTTGCTGCCTTCCATTTGGATTCATTTTTCATATAGGTCAATACCTCATTCAAATATCTTTTAGTTTTTCTTTTTGGTTTTGCTGGTGGTACGGTTTGTTTCTTAGGTTTTATTTCAACCAACCATTTTTGTCCTTGCGCATCTTTGAAATAAATATCAACAAAGTAACGGTGTACTCTTTTATCAGTGGAACAACGATATGGTATTACATACTCTTCAGAGCTCCATTCACTAACACCTGTATTTCCATCAAGGAATCGAAATACAGCACGTTCCCATGATGATCGGTAAACCACTTCTTTGTGGTTTCCCTTGTACTTTCCAATATTTTTTACCTTGTAACGGCCTTTATAAGTCATATAAATAACAGTAGATAATTTTAATAGATAGGTTTAAAATCATGGCTCAATTTCGATATCCTGGTAACCTCAGTGAAAAACATCCTGTGCAGACAAGAATATCTATACTTAAAAGATTTAATGCTCTTGGACTGGTAAATGAATCAGGTGGATCACTTCAAGTTTTAAAAGGTGGAGCAAAAGCTGCGCAAGAAGTAAAAGAAGGTGGCGGTGTAACCAATAGTGATGAAGTAATTGGTCAAATTACTCAAACAGGAAGAGACCTTGTAACAAAACAGCTTGTAGATACTAGTGAAGGAACCCTTGCAACAATATATCTATATGCTCCATCTAGTATTCAGTTTGCAGATGGATTGGCTTATGATAACCAAGAAATGGGTGTAATGGCTGCAGCTTTCTTTGATGCCGCTGATGCAGCAACTGCTCAAAATAGAGAAATGACAACGTTAGAATCAGTAGCAAATATTGGTGGTGGAGTAATTGCAGGTGCAGTAACTGAAGTAGGTAAAAGGTCTGGATTTTCTCAACAAGCAAGATTAAGAGCTGGTGTTGCAAGAAATCCAAGAACAGAAATGTTATTTAGAAGTCCAACAATGAGACAATTATCTTTATCATGGAAACTCATGCCTACTAATGATCAGGAATCAGAAACTATTTTTGCTATGATTAATAAAATGAGACAACATGCTTATCCTTCTATTGGTACTACTGGTAAAAAAATGAACATGGCTTTTCCAGATATATTTCAAGTCGATTTTGTAAATAAAAGCGGTGGTAAAGCTAAAATGATTCAATTTGCAAAAGCATATTGTACTGCAATTAATACTACTTATGGTTCTTCTGGTCCAGCTTTTTTCAAAGGTGGTAAACCAGTTGAAATCGATTTGACTATGACATTCCAAGAAGCAGAAATTCAGACAAGAGAAAGTTTAATGGCCCTTGATGGAGGAGGTCCATCTGGTGGTCCAGCTTCAGCCTCAGCAGGTTCAAGTGGAATAATAGGTGATGGATTTGGAGGAGGCGACTAATGAGATATTTTAAGTACTTTCCAAGAATCGAATATGACCTAGATGCTAATGGTCAAACTAGAACTATTATTGATACATTTAGGTTTGCAAAAATTGTAACTGCATTTCAAGATGATATTACTTTTTATAGATTTTATGACATACAAGAAGGTGAAAGACCTGATCATGTATCTATGAAACTTTATCAGACACCAATTTATTACTGGACATTTTTTGTATGTAATGCAGAAATGAAAAGTTTAGAAGATGATTGGCCTGTACCTTCAAATGATTTAGAAGATAAACTAAAACACAAATATGTCCATACAATTCTTACAATTAATACTTTTGACTTTTTTAATAAATTTACTGTAGGTGAAACACTTAAAGGTTTGATCTCTGGTGCTGAAGCAAAGTTTGTATCAAAGTCAAGTGACCTAGGAGTATTAAGAATGTTGAATGTGACTGGCAATTTTACTAATGGTGAAATTGTTCAAGGACAAACTTCTGGTGATACTGCAACAATAGGTACACAAATAACTGAATTACAATCTCCACATCATTATGAAAAAGATGGGTTCCATGTACCACGTGGAACTGCTGGTTCTTCAGAAGTTACTATACTTCAGCATGAAAGAGATAAAAATGACCGTAATAAAAAAATCAAAGTGATTAGACCTCAACTAATTGATGAGGTAGCTAAACAATTTAGGAGTATTGTAAGTGGCTGATGATTTTGGTTTACCGTCCACGATTGAATTCAAGGACGTTATATTAACTGGTGACGGTAAGTCTATGGACGTTACCGACCTGTTTTTTGAAGCTACAATCTATGAAGAACTTGGTGAACCACAACTTCATGGTAAAATGATGTTTGTTGATATGTCTGGTACTCTTACTAGATTTGGACTTACTGGCCAGGAAATTATACAGTTTACTGTAAAAAAATTAGATTATGAAAAAACACTTGTCTTTCATCTTACTGAAATCGAAAGCGTAAATATATCAAACAATGGAGCTACTACATTTGTAGTGGCAATGGTTCAAGATATTGTAGTTCTAAATTCACTTGAGCTAGTATCACAAGCGTATGAAGGTACTGTATCAAGTATAATTGAATCAATTTATAATGATTATTTAGGTCTATCACTAAATTATGTAGATGAAACTGCTGGAAACTATAAGTTTGTAATTCCAAACTGGAAACCATTTCAAGCAATTAAATGGTTAATGAATAGAGCTATTACTGCTGAAGGTGTTCCATTGGTTATTCATAACACTTGGAGAAATGGTACGTCTATTATTTCATATGATACTATTTTTAAAAGAAATGCTATGGAAGAATACTTTCCAATGTCTATGCCAGATGAAAAAGCAAGTGCAGAAGGTAACGCATATAACTATAGAGGTATTATGCAAAAACCTACAAGTTTCTTTGTTAAAAAACATGGCAATGCACTAGAACAAATGTATTTTGGTACTTATTCTCATAGAAGTTTGAATATTGATTCAACAAATAAAACAGCAGATCTTTTAGAATATACTGAAGAGTATAATAAAAAACCAAGATTAAATGACTTTTCTCCAGTTAATGAAAAGAAAACATATAACGGTGAAAATATTTTAAAACAATTTAAAACAAAACAATCAATGGCATATCACCAAGGATATTCTTTTGGAGATGATTTTGAAAGTTATAATAGTGATGTGAATTCAATTACTCCTTTTAGAAATAATTATGCACATCTTTTATCAACATACCAATATGATTTAACTGTTCACGGTAGGTTTGATATAAGTGTTGGATCTATTGTTGAAATTACATTTCCCAATAATAAAATAGCAAATGAGTTGGAACCAGCAGAGGATATAGATAATAAAAGAAGTGGAAGGCATTTGGTAACTGCAGCTGCACACACTTTTAGAGGAAACAAATATATGATAAACATCGAGTGTTCCACCGATGGATTTGGAGAAGAAGCCAGTGTTGAATAATATGATCTTTTTTATGGGTGTGGTTGAGGATCGAAAAGATCCTAAAAACCTAGGACGTGTAAGAGTACGTATCTATGGTGACCATGATGCCGACAAAACTAAAATTCCTACAGCATCTTTACCTTGGGCTCAAGTCATGATGCCAGTAACATCAGCTGCTTGTGGTGGTATTGGTGAAAGTGCAACTGGTATTGTACAAGGTTCATGGGTTGTTGGATTTTATACCGATGGACAAAATAGACAGGCACCATTAGTAATGGGAACATTGGTTGGTATGGCTGGATCTGATAGTTTACCAGACCAAGGATTTTCTGATCCAAGTGGAAGACACCCACTAAGAAGTGAAGGACCTGATACTTCATATAGTGCTATTGGTGGGATGTATGAAACCACTGCTCCATTTATTATTAAAAATGATTTAAGAGTAGAAAGAATAGAAACTGGTGCACCAGCAAAAGTATCAAGTATTGTACAAGATGAACCTGATGCATATTATGAAAGACAAACATGGAATATGCCACATGTTGCTTTGGCAACTACTCCATCATATCCTTTTAATAAAGTTATTGAAACAGAAGGTGGTCACTTATTTGAAATTGATGATACACCTGGCAATGAAAGATTTTCAAGGTTTCATGTATCAGGTACTAATGAAGAGTTCCAACAAACTGGAGATAAAACTCTTACAGTGAATGGAGATAACTATACAGTTGTTTTTGGTACAGATCATATTTACGTTAAGGGAAATGCGAATTTAACAGTTGATGGTGATTTAAGACATCTTGTAAAAGGTAACTATCACCTAGAAGTAAATGGTAATAAAACAGAAGTTATTCGTGGTACAAGGCAAAGTAAGATTGGTGGTTCAGAACATTTGGAAATTGATAACGATTTTGCTTCAAATGTTGCAGGAAATTATTTACAAAAAACATTACTTAATGAAACAAGACTTGTAGATGGTACAAGAAATACTACAATTGGTAAAACTGAAGATCTTACAGTAACTGGTGAAACAAGTATTACTACAATGGATAAGTTAAATGTTTTTGCTCAAAAAGATTATTCAACTACCACAGTTGGTAAATTGACTATTACATCAAAAGGCGATATAAAATTAGAAACACCAGCAAATATGAATACAACTGTAACAACAAATGTTACAAATACTATTGGAGGCACATTAACCGATTCAGTCACGGGTGTTGTAACTGAAAATTATAGTGATGCTCAAAACACCACAGCCGGAGGTGATATTACTATTACCGGCGGACCAAATATTAACTTGAACCCATAGGAGGGGGTCATGCTTTGGCATATACTTTTAACAATTTGTGCAGGAAGTACCTGCCTTTCACAAGACGTACAATGGTTTGAAAATAAAAAAGAATGTGAGATTATGTTAGTTCAATATGCAGAAATCCCAGCAGACGGTGAATGGGATTCAGTAGAATATATTTGTAAACCAGTAGGGAGTACAGGAACATAATGCCAGGAGTAGTAAGAATAGGAGATAGTTTATCAACAGGACATATTTGTACTGCCGTAACCACACTTGGTGGAGCGGCTCAAAGTACAGTATCGGCAAATGGAATTTTAGCGGCTGTTGTGGGAGCACCTACAGTAGCTCATCCATTTCCACCCTTACCACCGTGCGCTCCTCATGTAGCTAACTTAAATGCAGGTTCTCCAAATGTGTTTATAAATGGAATTGCAGTTGGTCGTATTGGTGATTCAGCAGATGCTGGAGCTATGATTAGTGGTTCCAGTTCAGTAATAATTAACGGATAAGAAAAGATGCTTTGTGGAAAGAATCCAGCCCTTGACGATATTATGGGCAAAGTCGATGAGATTAAAGGTAAACTTGCTGAAGGTATGGGAGCTTTAGGAGACCTTGAAGCAAAAGCAAATGAAGCTTTAGCTGGTTTACAGGCTGAATTACCAGAACTTCCAAGTGTAACATCATTGCAAGGTGATTTAGCAGCTGCTCTAGGATCAGCCCAGTCTGACTTTTCTGGAGCTTTGGCTAGCTTCAAAGAAACTTGGGGTGATAAACTTCCTATATCTGAAATTGAAGGTTACTTTGATCAAATATCTGGAGCAATTAGTGATCCTACATCACTTCTTAGTTTTGATCCATGTAAAGCTTTTCCAAATAAAGAAATTGATTCATCAACAGGTGAAGTAGTTCAAAAACCAAAGGTAATTGAAACACCTACAAAGGCACCTGAAAAAACAGTTGACTTTAGTCAAATTGAAACAGTAGTAGCAGGATTTAAAGACGCTTTAGGAAAAGATATTCCGGAAACAACGATAACAGGTCCATCCACAATAGATCTTTCTCAGTTAACATCAGCATTTTCTCCAGCCGGTACTTCCTTTGGAGGATCAGGTTATGGTGAATCAATGAAAGTAAGAAATAAAGTATTGAAGACTGTTACTGATCATTTTACTCCAATTGTAAGACAAGCTAGGCTAGCATATGAAAAAGAAAAGAAAAAACCAGAATATAAACAAACAGGTGGAGATGGTATTAATGGCCAAGCTGCTGCAAAAAGAGATAGGTTATATAGAAAAGGTAAAATGACTGCTAAACAAGTTACTTGGTATGAAAGTTTTCTGGATTTGGAAATAGTTTATCAACAAGTACAAGAAAGAAGAGATCTTATTAAAGATCAACTATTAGTTTATATTGAATTTTTAACTGGTCGTGTTTCACAAGAAAATTTGGATAAAGGTGAAAAAACATTTAAAGAAGATCCAAGACTTGTAGATTCTGATATAGAAATGTATGAAACAGGAAAAGCTGAACTGGATAAAAATAAAGATAAATTTGCTTCTGTTGGAGCACATACTAATCAAGTAGTATCCAGCGCCACACAATAACGTGTATAAATAGATAAAACAACTTGGGAGAATTAATTATGAAAATTGGTGAACAAATTATTGAAGCAGCTAAAAAACAAGCTGAAGGTGAAATTGAAGTTCATAAAACAAACATTGCAGTATACCAAACAATGCCAGCTGGTATTGGAGAACATAGTGATGTTGTAGAAGCAGTTATGGCAGAACTGGATAAAATGGCTGCCGCACATGATCGTTTAGAAATGATAGAAAAGTATTTAACGTAAAATGGCAAGAACACAAACAAGATCAGATGCATCAGGTAAAGCTGTTATTACCAGCAGAAAAGTCCTGTATTCTGATTTTGACCTATCTTTTATAAAACATCCAAACACAAAAGATGTTACAATTTTAAAAGATATTGATGCAGTAAAACAATCAGTAAAAAATTTAGTACTTACTGCTCAGGGAGAAAGACCATTTAACCCATTACTTGGTTCAAATATTAGAGCACTTTTATTTGAACCAGTTGATGATTTTACAGCTTTTGATATTGACGAACAAGTTAGGCAGACAATTAAAAATCATGAGCCAAGAGTGAGAGTTTTAGATGTTGATGTTATAGCTGAAGCTGATAATAACAGATTTAAACTTTCAATAGACTTTCAAATGATTACCAATCTTGACACTGGGAATGTGTCTTTTTACTTAGAGAGAATTCGATAATGGCAGTTACTGTATCAAAAGAAAGATTGAATGTCACATCACTTGACTTCGATCAAATTAAAGTTAATCTAAAAACATTTCTCCAGTCTCAACCAGATTTGGCAGATTATAATTTCGAAGGTTCAGCACTTAGTACTATTATTGATGTCCTAGCTTATAATACCTTCTATAATTCATTCAATGCCAATGTAAATATGAATGAAATCTTTTTGGATACCGCACAAATTCGAAATAACGTAGTATCACATGCTAAATCGCTTGGATATGTACCTAGGTCAATTACAAGTTCATTTGCTGAAGTTGACGTAATAGTAAATGCACCAGCAGGAACACCGGCATCTTTGAATATGCCAAGAGGTACTTCATTTTCAACTACCCTTGATGGAAAAAATTACTCATTTGTTAACCTTGAAGCTGTTACAATTGTTCCATCTGGTGGAATATATAAATTTCCAGCTGTTAGAATTAATCAAGGAACAATTCGTACTCAGTCATATATTGTTGATGATACATCAACTGCTCAAAAATATGAGATACCAGATAACAATATTGATACCGCAACTCTTATTGTAAGAGTAAAAACAAATGCAGCATCTACTGACTTTGAAATTTACACTCTTGTAACAAATATTGTAGATGTTACAAGTACTACAAACGCATACTTTTTACAAGAAGGGCTTGATGGTCAATACGAAATTTATTTTGGTGATGGAGTGTTTGGTAGAAAATTGGATGCAGGTAATATTGTTGAGTTAGAATATCTAGTAACTGATGGTGCTACTCCAAATGATGCTACTGTTTTTAAACTTACAGGAAATGTATCAGGAAATACAAATGCCACTGTTAATTTAGTATCAAAAGCTGGTGGTGGATCAGCTGCTGAAACTACTGATTCAATTAAATTTAATGCACCACTTTCATTCCTTTCACAAAACAGAGTTGTGACAGCTGATGACTATAAAGCTATTGTAAAAAATAATTATACAAACACCGAATCTATTTCAGTATGGGGTGGAGAAGAACAAGCAGTTCCAGAATATGGAAAAGTTTTCTTGTCAATTAAACCAAAAAATGCTGAAGTTCTTACAGATTCGCAAAAACAGTTTATCAAGGATAGTATTCTTAAATCTAAAAACCTAGTGTCAATTACACCAGAAATTGTAGATCCAGACTTTACATTTATTAAGTTGGAAGCATTTTTTAAGTATGATCCAAACCTTACCTCACTTACTGCAGGTGAGCTTAAAAATGAAGTTATTGCTACAATTACAAACTATAATGATACAAACCTTAAAAAATTCGATGGTGTATTTAGAGCATCACAAGTAACAAGTGCAATTGATGCCACTAATGCAGCTATTCTAAATACTATTATGCGAGTGAATATGCAAAAGAGATTAACACCTTCAATTGGTACTGCTCTTAAATATGAATTAGCATTTTCATCCTCATTCTCAACTAATATTCCTGCTGATGGATCTATTATCGATTCAACAGAATTTGTATTAAATGGATTTAATCATAAAATGCAGGATATTGCAACAACAGATCCTAACATTAGAAAAATTCAACTTTATCGTATTTCAAATAATCAAAAAATTATTACAACTGAAGATGCCGGTACAGTTGATATTAGTGCAGGATTGGTTACACTTACAAGCTTTAATCCAGCTTCTGTGGTTGGAGATAATGCATATATAACTGTAACAGCCACTCCAAGCTCTAGTGATTTGGCACCAAAAAGAAATCAGTTACTACAAATTGATTTACTCCAGACCACTGTTACTCCTCAAATTGATGAGATTGCTACTGGATCGGTTATTGCAGGTATCGGTTACACAACAACACCAAATAGCGTATAATGTCACATAAAGTAACATCCATAGTACCAGAACATATTCAACTGGAGCGTCCTGAACTTATGAAGTTCATGGAGGCATACTATGACTTTTTACAAGAACCAGATCAACCTGGTACATTTCTTAAGAACTTGCCTGTTCATAGAAATATTGATGACACTGCTACTATCTTTTTGGAATTACTACAGAGAGAATTGGCAACACCAATTCCTGAAACAGTTGTAGCCGATAAAAGAAAACTTTATAAAAATATTACTGACATTTATTTGTCAAAGGGTGCGCAACCTTCATATATCGCTTTGTTCAAACTTATCTTTAATGATGTGATTGAACTGTACTTTCCAAGAGTAGATATTTTAAAGCCATCCGATGCTAAGTGGGATACTGTAAACCAAAGATGGTTAAGTGATGATGGTAAACTTTCAGTAAAGAAATTTATTCAAGACTCACGGTTTTATCAGTCATTTTCATATGTTATTAGAACTGGACAAACCATTGACAACTGGAGAGATGTAGTTAAAAAATTATTGCATCCAGCTGGATTTGCTTTCTTTGGTGAGGTAACTATCTTTTCACAAGCCACTGGTGATAATGCAGCTAAAGTAAGACAAGCATTTCCTGCTGACTTTAGTACGCCATCTCAAGGTACACCAATTGTGCCTAATCCAGTTGTAGTTGATGTTAGTATTCCAACTATTGGTGGATCACAAGTTGGTCTTTCACTTACATTTATCCTTCAACCAATTCCTCAACATGCAGTAGGACCTACGTTCTTACATGTTGAAAAATACAAATTCTTGCCAGATATTGGTCCTATGAGTAATTATGCCGATTTTACTATAGCGCAGGCAAGTGCAGGAGAAAAGATAAATATTTCTTTCGAATCGGTTATAAATATTACGTAGAACACGTATAAATAGTTTAAACTTAAAGAGGTAAGGTTATAACATGGTAGCCATCATTTCAAAACAAATTAGGGTCAATAACGCGGGCAATTTCCGTGATGACATCGGTACCAATAGTACATATTTGTATATTGGACGATCTCAAGAATGGCCATCTTCAGACACCGCAATTGCTACACCAGTAGACACAGTATTTGATAAGAATAATGTTCATCAAAATATGATTGCCTTGAAAAAGGTAGCACAATCTGATGTTACACATTCTATTACTCGATATAACTGGTTGTCAGGTACGACTTATACGCCGTACGATGATCAGCTAGCTACGTTGAGTACTTCTCAATACTACGTAATCACAGACGAACTTAACATTTATAAATGTCTGGAAGCTGGAGCTGGAGCATCAACGGTTAAACCCACAGGACAAACTGTAAACGCAGCCAATAGTGCCACAGGTGATGGATACGTTTGGAAGTTTATGTACGCACTTTCTGGTACTCAGGCAACTAAGTTCCTGACAAACTCATTTATTCCAATTAATGTACTTACCTCAAATGATGGCTCACTTCAGTATCAAGTACAAACAAATGCGCAAGCAGGGTCAATTCACAGAATTAAAGTTACAGCTGGTGGATCAAATTATACATCTACACCAACAGTAACAATTACTGGTAACGGTTCAAGTGCCACGGCGTCGGCTACTGTCGTAGGTGGAGCAGTTACAGAAATTACAATGAGTAATATTGGATCAGGTTATGATGAAGCTGCGGTAGCTATTACTGGTGGCGGTGGCGCAGGAGCCACAGCAAGAGCTATTATTTCTCCTCCAGGTGGTCATGGTGCAAATGCAGCAGATGAACTTGGTGGATTCTTTATTATGGCAAACGTTCAATTGGATTCGGCTGAAGGTTCAGGTGACTTCCCAATTGATAATGACTTCCGTCAACTTGGTCTACTACGTAACCCATTCAATCATGGAACAACTACAGTATCTTCTGCCTCTACACTTCAAGCTACAAGATCAATTACAACTGGAGCACCAGCTGGTGGAACATTTGCAGTTGATGAAATTATTACTGGAGGTACCTCTGGAGCTCAGGCCTATATAACATCATATGATGCTTCTGGTAATGTTATCAGATATCATCAAGATGCAACTACAGGGTTTGGAGTATTTCAATCTTCAGAAACAATAAGTAATGCTGGTTCAGTATCAGCAACTATTAGTTCTCTTGGAGATCCAGAAGTCGAAAAATTTTCGGGTGAAGTTATCTATATAGAAAATAGAAGTGCAGTAGCAAGAGCAAATTCACAGATTGAAGACATCAAACTTGTACTAGAGTTTTAAGGTAAAAAATAATGACACTCGATTTTAACATTTCCCCATATTACGACGATTTTGAGACAAATGCAAAACAACAATATTATCGCATCCTCTTTCGTCCTTCAGTTGCTCTTCAAGCTAGGGAGCTAACACAACTCCAATCAACTCTTCAAAATCAGATCAAAAGTTTTGCTGATCATACTTTTGAAGATGGTGCCATGGTTATTCCTGGCGCAACTGCTCTTGATAAAGATTATGGGTTTATTAAAGTCGGTTCAACGTTTTCATCAGCTGATGTAGAATTATATCGAGCTGAATTTCTCAATACAATAATTACTGGGCAAACTACTGGTGTTACAGCAAAGGTTGTTGGTACTGTACCAGTAACTGGATCTGATCCTATTACACTTTTCGTAAAATATACAAGCTCAGGTACAAATAAAACCACAAAGACTTTTGCGCAAAATGAAGTTGTAGTATCTAATGCTTCTACACCAAGATCAGCTCAAATTGAAAATGTATCTGGTAGTGTAGGATTTGGATCAGCCGCAAACATTCAACCAGGTATCTATTATGTCAGTGGAACATTTGCTTTTGTCACAAGCCAAACACTTGTTCTTGATAAGTATACAAACACACCATCATATAGAGTTGGTCTTACTGTAAATGCAACAATTGTTTCATCTACTACAGATTCAAACCTAAATGATAATGCAACAGGATCTCCAAACTTTGCTGCACCTGGTGCTAACAGATATAAGATAGAACTTACACTTACGAAAAAAGGTTTGACTGCTACTGATGATCAAAACTTTATTGAACTCCTAAGAGTAGAAAATGGTGTAATTGCTAATCAAATCAGATCAACAGAATATTCAGTCCTTGAAGATACCTTTGCCCGTAGAACTTATGATGAATCGGGTGACTATGCAGTGCGTCCATTTGGTATTGATGTAAGAGAACACCTACAAGTTAATAACAATCGTGGTATCTATGCATCTGGTAATGGTGGTAGCGATGCTAAACTTGCAGTTGGTATTGAGCCAGGAAAAGCATATGTTCGTGGTTATGAAATTGAAACACTGTCAACTACCTTTCTTGATGTAAATAAAGCAAGAGATACACAGCAAATTAAGAACTCAATTGTTCCCTTTCAAATGGGTAACTTTACACTAGTTAATACCACTACTAATTTACCTGATGTAAGTAACTATGAAAAATTAGATCTTATTAGCTCGGCCAGTACTGTAATTGGTACTGCCAGAGCAAGAGCATATGAACTTCATTCTGGTACACAAGGTACTTCTGGAGCGGTCTATAAACTATACCTCTTTGATATTCAAATGTCAGGTTCAAATCTATTCTCGGCTGTTAATACTATCAATACAGTAGGTTCTACATCTGGTAAATTTGCATCAACCACAGTTAAAACTAGTGGTTCAGCTACACTTAACGAAATTCAAAATAACGACTTATTGTTTCCTTTACCTTATCAAACAGTAGAAACTATTAGAGATCAAAGTAATGCAATTGATACCACAATTACAGTAAGAAGAGTTTATACTAGAACACTTTCATCTGGACTTAATACTATTACAGCTGGATCTGATGAGTCATTTCAAACACCGTATTCGGGCGTTGACTTTCTAGTTGCAAATGCAAGTACTGGTACAGTCTATGATATGTCACTATCTGATGGTACAGGCGGTGCACCAAGACTTTCAATTTCCGGTACAAATAGTGTTAACCTTCAAATTGACCTTACTGGTGCAAGTCTTACAAATGAAACACTTACTGTAATTGCAACAGTAGTAAAAAGAGTTTCACAAGAAAAACAAAAGACATTAGTACAAAATCATAATTTAGATATTGCTTCACCAAATACTACAGTAAATGCTACTGATTCTCTATTGAAAGCTGATATTTTTAAACTAGTGGCAGTTCATGATTCAGGAGTTGCTGGAACAAATGCTACTACCTCAGATTTGAATATTACAGATAGATACGAACTAGACAATGGTCAAAGAGATAACTTTTATGATGTTGGATCAATTAAACTTAAACCAGGTATGCCACCACCTAGTGGTAGAATCCTAATTATTTTTGACTATTTTACACATGGAGCTGGTGATTATTTCTCAGTTGATTCATATTCAAACCAGGTTACTTACGCTGAAATTCCTACTTATGCCTCGGCAAATACAACATATGAATTAAGAGATGTACTAGACTTCCGTCCACGTGTACGTGACGATGGACAATCATTCACAAATGCTGGTGGTACTAATCAATCTGGTGCTGCACTTACCGAAATTGGTAAGATTGCATCAAATATGATTATGGACTTTAGATATTTCTTACCACGTACAGATAAAATTTATGTAGATCCAAAAGGTAATTTTAAAGTCGTTGAAGGTGTATCTGCAGCTAATCCTGCTACACCAAGTGATCCAGATGATGGAATGGTTCTTTATACACTTAGACTTAATCCATACACCTTTGATGTAAATGATATTGTACCAGAAAGAAAAGATAATAAACGCTTTACTATGCGTGATATTGGTAGACTAGAACATAGAATTAACAACCTTGAATATTATACATCGCTTTCACTTCTTGAAAAAGAAACAGCTGATGCTCAGATTCTAAACTCTTCAAATGTAGATAGATTTAAATCTGGCTTTATTGTAGATCCTTTTTATGGTCACAATATTGGTAATCCAAAAGATCCAGATTATCATGTATCTATTGATGCCGATGCTGGTGAAGCAAGGCCACAATTTTATGAAGGTAATGTAAGAATTGAACAAAGTGGATCTGGTAGTTCAAGTACTTATCAGCAAACTGGTGATATTATTTCACTACCATATACAGAAACTACTATTATCGACCAGCCATTTGCATCAGGTACAGAAAATGTTAACCCGTATGACATCTTTCAGTTTATTGGTCAAATTGACCTATCACCTACAAGTGATGAATGGAAAGAGACAGACGTAAGACCAGAACTTATTATTGATAACGAAGGTCTATTTGATGTGGTTAATACTTTGGCTAATGAAGATGGTGTACTTGGTACAGTTTGGAATGAGTGGGAAACTCAGTGGGCTGGTAGAGAAATGCAAATTGGTGAAGATAGCCAACATCAAAGATCAGGCCGAAGAATTTTTGTAGATACTCTAATTGCCCGTCAAGAAACTCAAACAAGAACTGGTGTTCGTACATCGGTTGCACCTGATACTATTCAAACATCATTTGGTGAAAGAGTTGTAGACGTAAGAATGGTACCATTTATTAGATCAAGAAGAGTTAAATTTAAGGCTACAAGATTTAAGCCTAACACAAGATTGTATCCTTTCTTTGAAGATATTTCTGTAAGTGACTTCACTAATAATATTACAGCAGCTCAGTTTATTAGACATTCAACTACACCTGTAGATCCAGAGCCAAACTTTAGTGCGGTGCGTCACCCTGATCTTTCTGCTTCAAATATTTCGGCTGGAGATAATGCGCTTATTACAGATCCAACAGGAACTGTACATGGTGAATTCTATATTCCAAATACTGCAGCAATTAGATTTAGAACTGGTGAAAGACTCTTTACACTAGTTGATGATCCAAACAACAACAATGCAAATATTACAACTTCTGGTAGAGCAACATATGCCGCTTCTGGTATTATTAACTCCACACAAGAGGTAAGCTTACGTTCACCTACACTTACACAAGAGTCAGTAAACGATCAAAGAAGTACAGTTGTTACTCGTCAGTCTACACGTACAGTTGGCTGGGTTGATCCTCTTGCTCAAACCTTCTTGGTTGATAATCCTGAAGGTGCATTTATGACAAGTGTAGATCTATTCTTTAGTGAAAAAGATCTTAATATTCCTCTTACACTTCAGATTCGTGGAGTAGTAAATGGTTATCCTTCTCCAGAAATTCTGGCCTTTGGTGAAGTTGTAAAACCTGCAATTGATATTAATACATCGGACGATGCTACATCAGCTACTACCTTTACATTTCCAGGACCAGTTTATCTAAGACCAAACCAAGAATATGCACTTTGTCTCTTGGCTAACTCAAATGCTTATAGAGTATATACTGCTGAAATTGGTCAAAATTCTATTGGAACTACAAGACGTATTTCTACACAACCATATGCTGGTGTATTCTTTAAATCTCAAAATGGTTCAACTTGGTCAGCCGATCAAACTAAAGACCTTATGTTTAAGATTAAAAGAGCAAATTTTGATACAACTGCAAGTGGTGTGGTAGACTTTACTAATGCTGCTATTATAGCTAGACCATTAAGTGCAAATCCATTCAAAACAACAAATGCCCAAACTAAGGTTATTGTTAAACATAGAAACCACGGTATGCCGTCTGGTTCTACAGTAACTATAGCTGGAGTTGCATCTGATGTTGGTGGAATCGCATTTAGCCAATTTAATGCTAACCATGTTATTTCACAAGTAGAACAAGATCAATATGCCATTACCTTAGCATCACAAGCTACCGGAACTACAACTGGTGGTGGAACTGCAGTAACAGCTACTGAAAATAAACATATTGATGTTCTTTATCCTAGTATGCAAGAAGTAATACTTCCAGAAACAACTATTGCATATGCATTGAGAACTACTTCTTCACAATCACTAGCTGGTACTGAAAATACATATCAAAAACCAACTTCGTATACATCAATCATTTCAAATCAAAGTTACTATCCAGATGCTCCTCAACAAGTTGCTTCACCAATCAATGAAACTACCTCCATGGCTGGAGCTAAATCATTTGACCTAAGAGCTACGTTAGCATCTACTAATTCTTTCCTTAGTCCAATGATTGACCTTGAAAGAACTTCAGTTCATACAATTGCAAATAGGATTGATAATCCTCAGTTACTTGCTGGAACTGATAGTGGTAAAAATAATGTTGCTGACTTCTTGCCTGAAACCGCACCAACTGGTGGATCAGCCTTGGCCAAATATATTACAAGAAAAGTAACCTTGGCTCAAAGTTCTATTGGACTTAGAATTATATTTGCTGCTAATAGACCTGATGGATCTGAAATTGAGGTATATCATAAGACTCAAGAGGCTGGTGCAGATGCTCCATTTGCAGGACTTAATTGGGTACAAGCCACGCTTGATAATGCAGTAGCAAGTACTGATGATCCAAGAGAATTTAGGGATTATGAATATACAGTTGATCTAAGTTCATCACCATTCCAGACTGTAGCAATCAAAGTAGTATTTAAATCTCAATCTTCGGTAGCTACACCAAGAATTAAAGATTTTAGAGTTATTGCGTTAGGTACATAATGAGAGTAAATATAAAAGATAAGCCAGGCCTACAAAGAGATTTAACAAGTGGTGCTGTAATAAATACTGATAATAATGCTTTTTTGAAAGCAGTAAAAGCAAATGAAATGGCAATGGCAAAAGAACAAGAGTTACTTGATATTAAAAATGATGTCAAAGAACTAAAACAACTAATGCAAACAATTATTGAGAGGCTTAACTAATGGCTGCAATTAATGTACCAACAACTGATACCTTCGAACAGTGGAGGACAAAAACTAATAACCTGTCCAACCTAGTTGGAGATGGAGCCACACTTACAAGCCAATATACTGGAAGCGATGTTATATCTGTTCTAAATGAAATTAAATCAGCTTCCACATTTGATAATATTGTAACCATTAACGATCAAGCAACTGATGGAACTACTGAATTAGCTGGTAATGCCGCTAATTTAATTATTAGTGCGGGTGCACAAACTGTTCTTACACTAAATCAAACTGGTGATGTTGCAGTACATGCCGATTTAACTACTGGAGCATCTGCAAGTATAGGTACAACCCTTGGTGTAACTGGTGCGGCAACTGTTGGTGGTACTACTACCTCTCAAGGTCAAGTAATTGCAAATGCTGGTATTGATTGTAATGGAAACCAAGACATCTCAGGTACTTTGGATGTTGGCGGTGCTACTACTGTAGGTGGCACACTTGGAGTAACTGGCAATACTACATTAGCAGTAACACAAACTGGCAATCTTACAGTAAATGGTACACTTAATGCTGGTGCAAATACTATTACCACAACTGGTAATATGAATTGTCAAACTTTGACAACTAGTAATAATCTTGTAGTTAATGGTAATACCACACTTGGTAATTCAACTGCAGCTGATTTAGTTACATTTGGATCAAGAGTAAATACTGCAATTAATCCAAGTTCAGATAATGGATTTACATTAGGAACTTCATCTTTAAGATGGTCAACGGTTCATGGTGTTACCTTCTCGGGTACAGCAACTACCGCAAACTACGCTGACTTGGCTGAGCTTTATCTTTCTGATTTTGCATATGAAGCTGGTACCGTGGTAAGAGTTGGTGGTGAATTTGAAGTTACAGCTACTGATGGTGATCACAATCATTCAGTACTTGGAGTTATTTCTGCTTATCCAGCATATCTCATGAATAATCAACTAGAAAACGGTATCCCAGTTGCATTGAAGGGAAGAGTTCCAGTTAAAGTTAAAGGCTCAGTAAATAAAGGCGACCGATTAGTTGGTGGTAAAGATGGGCATGGAATTGCCGATAATGACTCACCTCACGGGTTTGCGATTGCGCTTGAATCTTTTGAGGCTAAAAAATCTGGAAAGGGTCAATACGGCGTAATAGAAGCCGTAGTTCTCTGAGTTAAACATCATTGTACAAATATAAATCAAATGCAGCACTTAATCTTAACTGCTTAGTTGGCCTGACTGAATGATAAAGAAAGCTTGGAAAGATGAGTACATCACCCTGCTCTGGCTGATAAACGGTTGGCTCAAACATAGGCCTAAACCTTAAATCATATCCCCTTGAAGCAAATCCTCTTGGATCATAAAATACTATTTCACCACCTTCACCAGCTTCTAATATTACAATAGCCGAAAGGTGAGAACCAGCATGAGTATGAGCTTCCATTCCTGGATGTCCATGCTCATACTTATTGACCCATGATTTTAGTTGATAGTGACCCCAGTCATCAAGATTCATTCCTTGACTGGCTAGGTAGTCATCAAACTCCATTTCCATTATTTCTTTAAGTGTATCAGTTATTTCATTTCTTTCTATAGCTGGCATTAGAACTTTATCATCATCCAGTATAATTTTGGACTTACTAATTACCGTCGGGTAAAGTAGATTTAAGCCCACATTCAGCGTCATAGTATTTTCTGACATCGGGTACCATTCCTTCTAGTTTTAAGTGGCCTTTATTATTATTGCAAACCACTTCAATTATTCTATCATATGTTTTTTTATCTTCGCTATATGGAACAAAGTAGGGATCCATTGGAAGCAATTCGGGATCTTTTAATACAGTATAAAAATTTTCATTATAGTCTTCCATTATCCAAAATGCATAGCAAATAGCAACCATATAAGATTTTGCTGGATATATCCAACCAACATCGGTTTCTCTAAAATATTTTATTGCATCATTGACTATATCGTTTGAAAGAATAATTTCAACATCAGTCAAATCATCTTCAAATTCTTTATTAAGCTTGTGATATAACTTCTGTTTGATTCGCCATTCTTGCATATTTTTTTACCGCTCTCATTAAAAAATATCTTTGTATTGAATTGTGTAAAAATGTGAATTTGCATTCCAATTTATAAACTGGTTCTGAAAATTTATACGTATCTTCTACAACGCATTTTACAAAAAAATCTTTAAATTCAACATAAGGAGACTTAAAACATATGTGTGGATCATCATCATTGCCGTGCCCTTCGCAACTTCCTACAGTATCTATTCCTTGACTTAACATGTAAAGCACATGTGGCCAGATCTTCTTTTCTATTCTTGTTTTAAATTCTGGATGTGTAACTGGTAAAGAATATCCTGTATAGTCTTCTCCTATATGAGTAAAAGGCATAATTTTATTGTGCTGTTTTTCCATACCAGTCAATAAGTCCTCTGTATCCATTGCAAGAGTTTTTTAAGTCTTTAACATATCTATAATGTTCAGTTAGACAATGTCCAAAATAACTACAACTATTACAAATAGGAGATTGTACTCTTTTTTCTTGCCAAGCCCATTGTTGATATGAACTATAGCTTGGTAGCTCTAAAAAATATTCATTATCGTTTTTATCAAATTCTAATACACCAAACTTTCCATTGGGTGTAATATATACATGGTCATCACTCCAAGCATTATAATGTTTGTTATAACTATCAACTATATTGTCATAATTGATAAATTGAAAGTTCTTTTGTATTGGAGACTCTAACCATTTTATAACAAAATTCTCATAATCCTTGTGAGTTATTTCAAATGTATTAGCCTGATTAGTAGAATATGGTTTTATTTCAACAGAGATAATAGAATTAATCAGATTTAAGTTCTGAACCATCTCGTCCACATCCATTGTGATAACCCTTGGTGACGCCAAGATCAGCAAGGATATTGGCTTAGGGCTATACAACATATTATGGAATACTATTTCATGTTTTTCTCTCGCCTCAAAATCATATGATACTGATAATGATACATCATCTGCAAAAAACCTATCGTCTAACATAGAAAAATTTGTATTGATATTGATTGTACCATCATAATGTTTTTTTATAACTTCTTTTATTTCTTCGTAATATGATCTTTTGATTGCACCAATCTCTCCACCATATAAATCAATATGGTCAATAGAATCTTCTACCTGTGATAAAAGCTCATCTAGTTTTTCTGGTTCTATCTTTTTTTGATCACCCAATTGTTCTGGTGTAAGATAGCAGAAGTCACATCTAAAATTACAAAAATATGTTGGATTGATTGATATATTCATATTGATTCATTTACGTATGGTGTCATTTGCATATCTAATCCATTTGCTTCTAAAATATCAGGACCAAGTTGTTTCATATGATAGCAATGATCTTCTACCATATCATGTTCTTTAAGGTCCTTGATTGTTTTTTTACAGCCATTACAAATACTAAACATGGGACAAGAATAACATCCCATTTTAAGACTATTCAGTTCAGGTGAATCAGCCAATGGTGTAACAAAGCCACCTTTCATTTCAAAATCAAAGTCAATAGCTTTATCTTTATCATCACCAAAGGCTCCACAAGAATAGTAATCACCTTCGGGTTGTATGGTTCTAATATTACTGTCACACGTACGCGTGAGCGGGCAGATGGTATTTTCACCTCGAATACGTTTCATCATTTGTTGAGTATTATGTTCCCAAGGTGCTAAACCAGCTTTCCATATACTAATATAATGTTCATATATTTTAGAAAGTCTATATGGAGCATCTTGTTCTCCAGAGGCCATGGCATAGTTTACTTTACAAACCACACCCATTTCTTTTGCTAACTCTACAGTTTTTATTACACTCCATTCGTTTTCTTCAGTAATAACTGCAATAAATTCTGGTCTATATCCAACATAATATAACATATAATCAGAGCACATAGTAAAGTCTTCTTCAGTAAATACTGAATAGTCACCTTTTAATCTACCGTTTCCATATTGAAAAGAAGTGCATACACCCACTCTTTTATTTTTAAAAAGTGGTAACCATTTATCTTTATTTTTATAGAAAGGCCAAAGATTAGTAGTAAGAGATATATTGGCAGGCAAATCATTTTCATCTAAGTAATTAATAATTTCCCAGTAATACTTGGGATCCATCATCAAAGGGTCACCACCATTTACAATAATAGTGTTAGTCTCTGGATACCTATCCAAAAACTGAAAAATTTTCATCAAGTCAAGCTTTGATGCTTTATCTTCTACTAATTTTGTGCTTGAACAGAATGTGCATTTAAAATTGCACAACTCAGTTGGCTTAATTATCAAATCCATAATTAATCAATTTTATACTGTATGTTGAGTTCTCTTATTCCTTAACTCGTCGCCTTTATTTACCACTTGTGCATTTACAACAAGTGTAAGTCTTTCTTCATCACCATGATAATGTGTAACTTCGTGCCATAGGTATTGTGGTGCAATAACCATAGTACCTCTTTTTGACTTGAACTTTTCTAATCTTGATCCACCAAAGTAATAGTTTCTTTGCCACCTTGGATCATACAATACGAGCTCACCGCCTTCTTCATCACTTACGTCGTTAAAATATATGCAAGCAAAAGCGTCATCAGAATAATGCGTATGTACACCAAGCCTATATCCTTTCTTCATTAAGTTAATTTTACAGGAATCTAGCTCGCAATCCAAAATCATTTTATCGGTATTTGATTCTGTCATGTTTTCTAAATTACTATAAGCAAGAGCTATAAAACCTTTTTTAACTTCGTCAATAAGCTCTTTCATTTCTGGACATTGGCCTTCAACTATAGCATCAATAACAATATTTTCATTCCCATCTTGATATTCAGCATGGTCATTATCAGTTGAGCTTATAAAGTTTAAGTGCTGAGCCCGTAGAAAACTTTCTATTACTGCAAGTTTTTCTTCACTAATATCCAATTGCTTATGGTAAATATTAGTGGGATATATTTCTTTTATTGCCATTTTTTAATTCTCATCATTAGGTTTCTCATACCCATATTTATACACGCAGTTTTGTTCGTATGGTGTTTCACTAATAGAATCTACACCTTCAATTTGACATATTTCTCTATTACAAACACGAATTTCTTCTTTTACCATATTAGCATACGGCTCAAGATTGTCTATCATTTTCAAGTACATTTCGTATTTCTCTTTATTGTCTTGGAAATCATGCATCTTTGTTATCCACAGGTTGTATAACTCTGCAGTTAAATCTCTTTCTGAGCATAATATCTTTTTTCTATTCAGTACGTCCTGTAGAGAAGTCAAAAGAACAAAGCCTCCTTCTTATTTTTGTATCATCTGCCTTATGCCAAAATCCTCTAATATTTGAAACTAAAAAAAGATCTCCTGCCATTGGCTGATAACTAGCTGTTTTATCTCCATCCCATTTAAAGTTAATTGCTCCACCACTTTCTTTATATGTATGGTCTAAGTAATATAGAAAAAAGACATCATAGTCTTCAAACATATCAGTATGCCAACCTTGGTTATCCTTATCAACTCCATCCCATATAAGATATTTGTTAAAGATAGCCTCTGGCCATTCTGGTAAAATATATGTCTGATAAAGATGTTGACCAAATAAATTTAATTTGTTGGCCAAGAGATGATCAATATCTTCTTTACCGTTATCCCTTGCTCTTTCTTCTGTATTCAAAAGTTTATGTTCATTGATTTGTATTAAATCTAGTCCTTGTGGTTCATAAAATTTTACATATCCTTTTGTATAGATATCTGATATCATGCTAGCCTCTTAAATAATTCACTCACAATTAGAGTTCGATTATACTTTAAGAACTCTTCGATTGTTTCCACTCTAAATTTACCACCAAGTTGTCTTATAGACTTAGGTGGAGTGGATGGATCGAAGATGTCCTTTATTTCTTTATATATCTCTTCCCATCCATCCATCTTTATTATAACACAAAAACACTGCTTTGTAAATAGGGAAGGTGAACAAACATCATCAAAAATTGGATAAAGATTACGCAATAGCCAATTTGATGCATTATTCATAAACCACATTTCCATCATATCTTCTTTGGTAAATGAGTTACATGATAGTATGGTTTTGAAATATGTTTTCTTTTGTTTATATAAACTATGCCAGTTATCACTACCATCTTCATCCACGATATCAGTATAGACTTCCACTGTCTGGATGTTATGTAGTTTTTTGTAAGATTCTGAATTTAATCGTGAATCAGGTAGAAACATATAATCATGTCTAAATGAACTCCATGCTTGAAAATTCCATATCACTTCCATTTCGTCATAAAAATCTTGTATTGTAGAACCTGGCATTGCTAATATAAGTTCAAGAGCTGGTATAGGAAATCCTTCTTCACTACATCTTTGATTGATATATCTACTTAGTTCTAGTTTATCGTTATTTGATAAATCAATTCTATCAGCCATCTTCATAGCTGTATCACTAATACTTTGTATGGACACTGTTGGTACTACTGAAACATATTCAGTTTCTCCCCACATATCAGTACCACCTTGAGCCTTTGAATGTTTTTCTGGACCTGTACCTACAATATTAAACCAACGATCAATAAGACGTTTTCGCCTTTTTAAATCTTTTGACTTCATAGTAGAAATATCAGTAAGGTTAAATTTATTGGTCCAAGCAAATTCAAATATTTCTAGATCCCTATCTTCAAAGGCACCAAAATTAGCATCAGTTAAATAGGCATCTCGGTATCCAGCTTTTTTCAAAGCCATGACATCACGTTTTACTATTGACACGTCTTTTTTATAGATCTTAGTATTAATACCTCCACCCCACTCGCAAAAGACACATTTATATGGACAACCTCTTGTAGTTTCAAGAACTATAAAAGGTTCCATTTTGTTTTCCCATGCATAATTAACTGATTCTTTTAAATAATCAAAGTGCTCTTCATATACAGAATAATCTTCGGTAGATAAATCATGAATGCGACCTTTACCATTACGAAGTTCCCATGCTATATTTTGTGGGTCTAATCTGTCTTCAATATAGCAATCAATAAGGTCTTCCATAAAAGGTTCACCTGGTTTTGTAGGCTCACAAATATAATCATAAAACCATCTTTGTTTTAGTAACTCAGGTTCGTTTGTTCCAATATGTGGACCACCAAGTACTAAAATTTTATCAGGATATTCTTCTTTTATTTGTTTAGCGATGCCATCCACAATTGTATAGTTCCAGGCGTAGGAGCTGAACATGATGACATCAGCAGGCATAATCTCTCTGATGACTTCATTGTGTGATTCGTACTTGTTCCATTTGTACGGGGCTGGAAGAAACTTAACTTGATCTGCATAACGGCCTCTGTGCTTATAGTGACTCTGTATTAATAGGTAGGTCACATTATTCGCTAGTGACCAGTCAGCGTGCGGTGGATTTATAAATGCTATCTGCATATCTAAAAGTCGCCTTAAAAACGCATTCACTCATATCTTGTTCTATATGTTTATAGTCTTCTTTAATAAAACAAGATAAAGGACAACGTTGAAAAAATTCACATTCAAAACAATTATACTTATCTAAAAAATTCTCAACAATTACTGGTCCACCCAATTCAGGTGTTTGAGCCTCTTTCAAAAAGACAGCACCAGAACATCCTTCTGGCTTAGCGCCATCAGGCATAATAGTTAAAGAGTTACCTCTTGTACATATCATTTTGTTTGCTGGTTTGTCATTAACGAAATGATCTATATTCAAACACCTAGGGTATTTATTCACTAACACCTTATAGAATTCAAATAAATCTCTTTCACTAGGCATTAAAACTCTTGAGGTAGCTACACTTGGTAGGAAGTGATCAAAGTCACAGGTATAGTTAGTATAAAGAGCTTCAAATATTTGATCGCCTTCAATAATTTTATCTATGTTTTGTTTGGTTGCTACAAGAGAAACCATTTGAATATAGTCTTGAAAATATCTTATATTGCGTGTAAACTTATCTAAATCACTTTTACTAAATCGGCCTGCAGGGTCATAACTTATAGAAAATTTTAGATCATTCCGAGCTAAAAAATACATAACCTCAGTGACATTATCAAAACATAAGTTAGTAATAAAATTAAAATATATGTCTGCTTCAGTTTGTTCGTCAATAGCTTTTATAAAATCTTCATACGTATCTATGAAGCCATCATCAATCCATCTATCTTGAAATAGCTCACCACCCATAATATGAATTTTGTAAGATTGTTTTCTTGGATTATTATTGATCCATTCGACAATAGGATCAACCTTAGCCATTATCTCATCATGACTAGCACCAAGTATAGATTTATGATCTTGTGGACAGAAGACGCACTTAAGATTACAGTGCTCAAATAGACATACAACTATTTCACCATAACGAACGACTTTTGCATCAATAATATCATATATGTCCATTACATTATAGCGTATTGTTCTCTAAAGTCTTTATTACCGTCTAACAGTGCTTGTACAAAATAGTGATTTACAGTCTCTAAATCAATGGAGAAGAATGAACCTGCTGCATGCTCATAAGTAGCTTCGGTTTTAATAATCATATCAAGCTGCTTATCAGTCATTTCAGATCCACGAATACACTCAATAAAGTCTAGTTTACCAATGTCTGACTTTACATATTCATACTGGCTTTCCTGCCAATTTGCACCAGCCAACTTAGCAAACTTAGCAATTGACTTAATATGTTTATCAGTAATTCCTGCAAAATTTACGTTTTTACCAGAAGTTGGTCGACTCATATATGGTTGGTTCCAAATATTTTTATTTAAAAATAGACTTGGAAATTCAGATTTGTCTTTTAAGATCTCATCATAATTTGTAAAGTCATATGTCTTATCAAGGTCAAGTGTTTCAGTAAATCTCTTTGTAAGGATATGAACAAAAAATGTTTCTTTAAGTTCATACAAATACTTTTCAAGGTCCTTTTTAACTAAGATGCGCATTACTGTTTTTAGTTCTTTTTTGCATTTGCCATTAGCAAGATATGTTGCCAATAGATATTCTAAACTTATGGATGATTTATTTTCTGTCAAAAACTTTTTTCTACGTTCGGCTGATGGCTTTTGCGCACCATCAAAAATCTTACCAAAGCCTTCAATATTAATTTCATATGGTTCATCTGTATTACCGTTATTAGAAGTAAATCTGCCTTGGCCAAATAGTTTGTGTTTGAATACCATTGACTCCAAAAGATCTACTGCAGCAGATTTATTAGTTTTCTTAAATATCATTCTAAACCATAATGCCATAACCTTCATAAATGCTTGATGGTCACAGTAAATAACAACTCTTTTACCGTGCTTATCAGTATGATCTCCTAACTTATCAAACATATCTACTGTGTCTACGTATGGTAGATTTTTTGATCCTATTAGGTTTTTAACTTCTTTAGCAAAAGCTAAAAGTGTACCTGGTTGTGAAGCCTTAAGTGATTCTAAAAGGTCAACGCCATGTTCTCTCGAAATTACTACTCGATCAAATGATACATCAATATTGTTATCTGGTGCTACGTAGACCTTTTTAAATAGATGTAGCATTCTTGTTCTCCTGTAATGTTCCGGTAGCGATACCGTGTGTTAATAGAAACATGGGATTGTTTTCATTTGCCCAGTAACTATATAAGTTGTTTCCCTTAAACATATATTCATTAAAATATGATTTGTAAAAAGTTTTATGGTCATCAATTACGTTTCCATAAAACTGAAAAAATCTTTCATGGTTTAAAAGAGATACCCAATTAATTCCAGTTAAATCTTTTGTATCATCTTCTGGAAACGATTCAACATAATCTTTAAACTCTACAGAATTTACTGTGTAAAGGTTATAAAGTGAAAGTGAATCAAGTTTTTTTGCCCAAGACTTAAGTATATCTACATTGGCATCAATAAATTCTTTTTCGGTTGGTTCAACTAAACCTTTCATTTGCAATAAAAGTTCTGTAACTCTTTCTTTTAGAATTGGTATGTCTACAATAAAGTTTGCCTCAAGGTAGTGCTTAGTCATCTCATCAAAACCTTCTTGTGTGGTAAATCCAATATCGCATGGAATTTCTAGGTTACCCAGATATGTAAGCAGTTTTGGTCCTTGAAGAGTAGAATCCTCATAATGGATCATATAAAAAGTTTCTTTATTACTAAAAAATAATTTAAGCTCCGATATATCGATAGGAGCAGTTGTCTCAATTATATTCATTATCTTCTTCCTCTAGAGCTATGGCATGAACTATGGCATGAAGCGTGGCATACATCAATTTGAAT